ATGTAGCTCTCAGCCCAGTGGCCCTTCACGTCGGTCAGGCCGGTGTTCATCCCGACATACAGGCCGTCCACATCGGCGCCCTGATTCAGGACGGTGGCGATCATCTTCGCCATCTCGGCACGGGTCACGTTGCCGGTGGGGTCAAAGTAAGACCCGTCTTCCTTGCCGTTGATCACGCCCAGAGTAGTGAGCATGGAAACGGCATCCTTGTTGACGACTTTGTCCTTGTCGGAAAAGTCGTCGAGGCCCGTAGCGCTGGCGGAGACAACCATCATACCGATGAGCATGATCGCCGCCAGAGCCAGGCTGAGAGCCCGCTTGAGGTTTCTCATTTGGATTTCCTCCTTCTGAATTTTGAGCCAGAGGGGCGTATAACACCCCTTGCATTCGGAAGCCTATCGGCTATGTCTTGGTTGGTCAAGTTAACTGGGAAACATGCGCTTATGTTGCCCGGTACGTGATGAAAAAGGCTTGTGGCCCCGAAGCCGATGTCTACCAGACGTTTAACATCGCCCCAGAGTATGTTGACATGTCCCGTCGTCCTGGTATTGGCCGCCAGTGGTATGACGATCATCCCGAGTGCATGGAGTATGATACTATCTCCATTTCCACCCCTGATGGAGGTCGCAAGATTCGTCCCCCTAAGTACTTCGACAAGCTGTTTGATGTTGAGCAGCCGGAGCTCATGGCGGAGATTAAGGCCAAGCGCAAGCACTTTGCCGAGGAAGGCAAAAAGGCTAAGTTGGCTCAATCCACCATGACCTATGAAGAAATCCTTGAGACCCAGGAGCGTGTGCTCCATAACCGCATAAAAAATTTGAGAAGGGAGTTGTAATTATGGCTCGAAGAATGAGGCGATCCCAGGACAGGCAGGTATTCCGCCATACCGCTGTCAATTCCAAGCGAATTAACGTGAACCCCAAAATCTATCGTGGAGGTATCAGGATGTGAATGATTCTCTTCAAGCTGCTGTTGCCAGCTTACAGGCAGTTTCTCCTAAGTCGGATAGCTGGGTTTCTTCGGAGTTCAGGCGCTATCTCCAGCGGCTCGGTTATCAGGGTGTTTCCGTTTGCCGAGTTGAAGAAGCTGCTAAAGGCCGGTATGTCTGTTCTGGTTTGGATCCTATGGGTGAAAAGCCTTTTTGTCGTACTTACACTATTGCCGAGATGCGCATGATTCTTCATGTGGGTCATATTTTCTGGAGGTATATTAAATGAAATTGAATGTTTACGCCATCCGTGATTTACGTTCCGGTTTCTTCGGTCTCAATACTGAACAGAATGATTATATCGCTGCTCGCAATTTTGCTAACGCTATCATGGAATCCAAAGGCGTGCTCTTTACCCATGCTTCCGATTTTCAGCTTTTCCGCATCGGTGAGTTCGATTCCGATAAGGGCGTTCTCATTCCGGCGCAGCTTCATGAGCTCGTTTCCGACGGCGCGGAGGTTCTTCGCTCTATGCAGCAGAAGGAGGATGTCTGATGTTCCAGACTTGGCACCGCGAACAGGAGCATTTCTGCTCTGAGCCCGGCTGCGGCGAGAAGATTCTTTACTCCCCTGAGTTCGACCGCTTCGGTGTTATGACCCTCAAGGAGAGTGGTAAAGAGGACCTCTACGCCTTTATCCAGAGCCACAAGGATTCTGTCGATCTTCATAAAATCATGGACAGGTTCAATGCTGGTGATACTGCCGCTCTGCAAAAGGTGCAAGGTATGTTTGGTGATTTCTCCCAGATGCCTCAGACCTATGCTGGGTTGCTCAATCACATGATAGAGGCCGAGCAGACGTTTATGAGCTTGCCCCTCGAAACCCGTGAGAAGTTCGGCCAATCTTTCCACGCCTGGCTCGCCCAGGCAGGCTCTGAGAGCTGGTTAGAGGCTATGGGTATGGTTACACCACCCGCCTCCCAAAATCCCGCTGGTGAGCCGCCAGCGGCCTCACAGGGCCCGAAAGGAGGTGAGACAGACCCCGCGCCAGCCTCACCCGTTGGTTAAAACTCTATATTCCTGACATTGGCTTGAGTCGTTTAGGCTTTGGTCAAAGCATACACGGCCGCCCTGGCCGTGTGAACAACAGAGAACGAGGGGCCCCTGTGGGCCCCTCCTTTTGAACAACCGTTACAGACTGGAGGTATTAATTTGTCTCGTAATGAAAATACAAGATTTGCTCTTAATCCTACTAACCTTGATATTGCTCGTAGCACTTTTCGGCGTGACCATAGTGTTAAACTCAGTTTTAACGTTGGAGACGTCATCCCTTTCTACGTGGATGAGGTTCTTCCCGGTGACACTTTCCAGGTGAAGACTTCTATGGTTGCTCGTCTTCAAACCTTGCTTACTCCCATGATGGATAATCTTTACCTGGACACCTATTTTTACTTTGTCCCCAACCGCATTGTCTGGCAGCATTGGCGTGAGCTTATGGGCGAGAATACACAGTCTGCCTGGATTCCCACGACCGAGTATTCCGTCCCCCAGGTGACTGCGCCCTCTGGTGGCTGGTCCATTGGCTCCATTGCCGACTACATGGGCATCCCTACTGGTGTTGCCAACCTCTCTGTTAATGCTCTCCCCTTCCGTGCCTACGCCCTCATCATGAATGAGTGGTTCCGTGACGAAAACCTTTCCGATCCGCTCAATATTCCTGTGGATGATGCTACCCTTGCAGGTTCCAACGGCGCCAACTATATTACCGATGTTGTCAAAGGCGGCATGCCTTTTAAGGCTGCTAAGTTCCATGACTATTTCACGAGTGCTCTCCCGGCTCCCCAGAAGGGCCCCGACGTAACTATCCCTGTTTCTTCTGGTGCAAATCTTCCCGTTGTTCCTCTTGCTGCTAAAGTTGACGATGGTTTACTTACTCAGACTTACACCGCCAAGATGATGAATCCTAGCGGCTCTCCCTTGGAATCGTCTGGTATGGCTTTCAATGCTAGTGGCAATCAAATTGCTGTTGGCGTTGAGGGTTTGGGTGGCAAGTATGCTTCTCCTGTAATCAATAATCTTTGGGCGATTGATGATGGTTCCGTTTCTGCGGCTACTATCAATCAGCTTCGTATGGCCTTTCAGATTCAGAAGCTTTATGAGAAGGATGCAAGAGGAGGTACTCGGTATATTGAAATTCTCAAGTCTCATTTCGGTGTTACCTCTCCCGATGCTCGCCTCCAACGTCCTGAGTATCTTGGCGGCAACCGTATTCCTGTTAATATCAACCAAGTTGTGCAGTCCTCGGCTACTCAATCTTCTGGCACTCCTCTCGGCGATACTGCCGCTTTTTCTGTCACTACTGACGTTCATGGTGACTTTATCAAGTCTTTCGTTGAGCACGGCTTTGTGATCGGCATCATGGTCGCTCGCTATGACCATACCTATCAGCAGGGTCTTGAACGTTTCTGGTCTCGTCGTGACCGCCTTGACTACTATTTCCCGGTCTTTGCCAATATCGGCGAGCAGCCTATCTTGAACAAGGAGATTTACGCCCAGGGCACCGAGCAGGATAATGAGGTTTTTGGCTATCAGGAAGCCTGGGCTGACTATCGTTACAAGCCCTCCCGCGTGGCTGGTGAGATGCGCTCTAAGGCTCCGACTTCTCTTGATGTTTGGCATCTTGCCGACGAGTATACCCAGCTCCCTAAGTTGTCTGATGCGTGGATTCGTGAGGATAAGACCAATGTTGACCGTGTACTTGCTGTTACAAGTTCTGTGTCTAACCAAATGTTTGCCGACCTCTACGTCCAGTGTAAGGCTACTCGGCCTATGCCTATGTATAGTATCCCTGGCCTTATTGACCATCACTAATCGGAGGTGATATAATGGCTATGAATTCGGGCCGTTCCATCCAGCCTGTCACCAATCCTGTCCTCCAGGTTGTTGGTAATCCTCGATACCCTACTATGTCCAGTGGCCAGAAGATGGCTAGCTGGGCAGGTGCCCTCCAGGGCATTGCCGGTCAGAATACAAGCTCCTCCGCTAAGCAGGCGGAGGAGCTTAGGACTTGGCAGGAGAAGCAGGCTGAGGTTGCAAGAAAATACAATTCTCAAGAGGCCCAAAAAAATAGAGATTGGCAGGAGCGTATGAGCTCTACTGCCCATCAACGAGAGGTGCGTGATTTAATTGCTGCTGGTCTTAATCCCGTTCTTTCTGTCACTGGTGGTAGCGGTGCCGCTGTTACTTCTGGCGCAACGGCTAGCTCCTCTGCCCCGTCCGGTGCTATGGGTAGCGTTGATAATAGTGCCACTGGTGCTGTTGCTGGTCTGTTTGGGAGTTTACTTAGTTCTCTTTTAAGCTTGGAAGGTACTCGTGTTTCTGCTCAAGCTAATCAGGCTATTGCGGATAAATATACAGCTATGAATAAGACTGTTGCAGAGATTCAGTCGCATACCCAGCTTACTACTGCCAATATTCAAGCTATGGCTCAGAAGTATACCGCGGATGCTCATTTGGCTGGTACAAAGTACGCCGCAGACCAGTCCGCCGCCGCTCAGAAGGTTTCTGCCTCTATCCATGCCGCCGCGCAAAAGTATGGTTATGATGTGCAGTCTATGACCCAAAAGGAGATTGCCGCCTTTAATGCCGAGGTGAATAAAGATTTACAGCAGGCAGGCTTTAAGCAGGAGTTTGATATCAAAGAAGCTTTTCCGAATAATGCTTGGAATGCTTTTGGCGGTCTTGGCACTCAGGCTGTCGAGGATATTCAGAATGCAAATTTACCCTGGGGTAAGAGCATCTTTGATTATTTTGCCAACGTGCTGCCCGGTGCTGCTTCTGGTAAAAATGCTTCAAAGAAGCGTAAAAAGCGCTGACGACTGAGGCTGTCAGGTGGAGGGTGTGGGAACCAATACGATCTTGATATATTGGTTCCCACTGACACCACCAGACCAACCGAGTACGGAGAGGGTGATTTTATAGCCTGTTTTCATCCTTTGAAGGGATTTAGAATTGGCACTACGAAGAACGGCAAAGCAGATATGAAGATAGTTCCTTATGGTGTTCACCATTTGGAGCTGCGCAAGGGTCGCATTTGTACTTCCGATGTTCCCGAGATTTCCGCTTATGCTGAAAAGACTTGGCTTGACTGGGTTGAGATTCCTTGCGGCAAGTGTGAAGGTTGCCGTATAGCCCGCTCCCGTGATTGGGCCAATCGCTGTATGATGGAACTTGAGTATCATGATTCTGCTTATTTCCTTACTTTGACTTACGATGAAGAACACGTCCCCCGTCACTGGTATGCTGATCCGGAGACTGGAGAGGCGATGCAGTCCCTTTCACTGTGTAAGAGAGATTTACAGTTGTTTTGGAAGCGTCTTCGCAAAGCTTTCCCCGATGACCATATTCGCTACTTTGCTTGTGGTGAGTATGGCTCCACGACCTTCCGCCCTCACTACCATGCAATAGTTTTTGGTCTCCACTTGCATGACTTGATTCCCGTGCAGGATATCCGGCGTGGCGATGTCGGATATCAGTATTTTTACTCGGAGGCTTTACAAAAGGTCTGGAGTTTGGTAGAACAGAAAGGGGAGTATGACGCCCCTTACAGGGGAGGAAACAATGCAGTTTTCGGGGGATAG